TATTCTCCTTGCCCGATGTCGGCAGCTCGCTGATCTACAGCTACGTCAGCTCGGCGGACAACGCCATCACCCAGCGGGCCGGTGGCAGTGTGGTGCCGAAGCTGGAAGTGCGGCATACCCTGCCAGGTGGCGGCGTGCTGCCGGGCTCGGTCACCGTGACCTTCACGGCGGGTACCGAGCGCACCCTGACCGACAATGGGCAGGGTGTGCTCAGCGGTGGCGGCGGCACCGGCACCATCGCTTATGCGACGGGTGAGATCGTCATGGAGCTGGCTGCAACCCCGTCCGGCGGCATTGCCTACAGCTATCAACAGGGCGCGGTCGAGGGCGATGCGCTGGCCGTTTCCAGCGATGGCAGCGGCATGGCGACCTTCACCGTTCCCGGTGCGCCGCTCAAGCCTGGTTCCGTGCGCGTGGACTGGATGACCACCCGCCGCCAGGCTGCGCCGGCCATCAACTGGCAGGTGATCGAGAGCGGTAACGCGCTGCCCATCTACGACGGGCTGCGCGACCTGGCCAACAGCGCGAATGACAACGGCAACGGCGGCTGGCAGGGCGGCCGCGCCGGTACCATCAACTACAGCACGGGCCAGGTTACGCTGCAGGTCGCGCAGCTGTACGACTACGTCGAGTACATCTACAGCAACAGTGCGCGTGAGAGCTGGTTTGGTCGTGTCACCGAGCCGGTGCTGGTCACCACGCCAGTGCAGGTGCGCGAGCAGTTCGGCGGCACCTTGTCCGTCGCTGCACAGGCGGCGGGTGTGTCCACCGAGCCGCAAACCAGCAGCCAGGCCCAACCGCCGATCACCGTGGAGCTGCTGCCTGGCGTGGCCGAGGCCATCGTGCCGGGCTCGCTGCTGTTCAGCTGGAACGGCGCGTTGTACACCGACCGCAGCGGCATCCTGTACCGGGACGTGGCCAGCAACACCAACGGCGGCACCGCCGTGGGCAGTGTCGACTACGTTTCAGGGGTTGCCACGCTGAACAGCTACGCCGGCAACGCGACGGGTGCGGTCGTGCTGCTGGCCTGCCTGACGGCCTCGGCCGGGTTCAGCGTCACCGGGGCGACGTTCCGCACGCCGGGGGCGCCCCTGCGCGAAGGCAGCATGCAGGTGACCGTGGTGCGTACGGATACCGCCGCGATCGTAACCGCCGCCTCGAACCTCAATGGCGAGTTCAGCAGCGGCATCGTGCACGGCACCGTCGATGCGGCCACGGGTATCGCCCGCCTGCGCTTCACCTCCAACCCAGCCGATGAATCAGGGGCCAGCGACGTGCCGGTGATCCCGCTGCTGCTGCGTTACAACGCGGTGGTGCAGACCCGCCTGCCGCTCGATGCCGGGCTGTTGGGCCTCGACCCGGTACGGCTGCCGGCTGATGGGCGTGTTCCGATCTACCGCGACGGCGATGTGCTGGTGATCCATCATACCGCCGATACGCTGGTGGCCTCGCCGGCGGCGGGCGGCACCCTGCAACTGGAGCGTGACCAGCAGGCCGAGATCGAGGTGGTCGATGGTGCCGGTACCGTGCTGCGCGCCGAGTCCTATTCGGTCGATCGCGCAAACGGCACCGTGACCTGGGCCAACCCGCTGGTGTTGCAGGACGCCGAAGGCAACCCGCTGGGCCTGCCCTTGATCGTGCGAGACAGGGTGGAGCATATGGCGATGGTGACCGAGGTGCAGATCACCGGCGAGCTGGGCATCAGCTCGCCGCTGCCCTGGGATCTGCCGGCCGGAGAGGCGCACGTCTCCAGCGCGGTGGCCTGGGGCGATCTGCAATCGCGCATTCACACCTGGTTCACCCAGCAGACCTGGAGCCAGGGCGCGCCGAACTGGACGGACGCACCCATCGGCAACACCACCACGGCGCAGTACAACAGCCTCAGCTACCCACCGATCATCACCAATGCCGGCGGCATCTCGGGCAAGTGGGCGCTGGTGTTCACCAGCGCCTCCGCGTTCAACGTGGTGGAAGAGCAGCTGGGCGTAATCAGCACCGGCAACACCTCGACCGACTGCGCCCCCATCAACGCCCTGACCGGCGAGCCGTATTTCACGATCCGGCGCGACGGCTGGGGGAGTGGCTGGGCAGCCGGCAACGCGGTGCGCTTCAACACCGACTCGGCGCTGGGGCCGATGTGGGCCATCCGTACCGTGATCAGCGGGCAGGGCACGGTGGACGATGACAAGTTCGAATTGCTGGTAAGGGGGGATGCGGACTGATGGCCGTGCATTTTTATCATCGCGATCAGCCTGGAAGTCCGGAGCTGAGTTTTGCCACCGTCTCCGACTCTGTAGTCCACTGGGAAGGGTTGGTGGCGGTGCTGAAGGGATGTCTTGTATCGGGCTACGGTGAGCAGCAGCCGGCAGGTTGGGAGCTAATCGCGGAAGGCTCAGATCACCTTGTCCTGCGCAGCGGGAGTCATTCCGGCTATGTGTGCCTGTCATTCGCGAGCTCGGCCGTAATCATCTCAATCTCGGAGACATTCACCGGTATTACGGATGGGCTGATCCAGGGTGATGGTGCCAAGTCTGGTGTTGCGGTTGGCTCGACGATTCCTCACAAGTTCATGTCGCGGCACTTTGCGCATGCCTCTGCGAACTCAAGTTGGTTTGTCATGGCGGATGCGAAAACGTTCGTTCTCGGCAAGACCGGCACCACCGGCTCATTGAGTGAAGAGTTAATTGGCAACAGTGGAAATGGCTACGCCCAGGCGGTCATCTACATAGGCGAGGATGCCGAAGGTAACTTCATTGCCTGCGGTGGTCTCAACACAACGAGTGTCCGAGGTAATCAGTGTTGGGCTACGGGGTTTACTGCACTGCGTGATCCGACAACGGGGTTGTTGGTTGACTCCGGCACGTTGGATTATGCGTTTCCCGGACATCACAGCATCAATATGACTGCGACGGGCCATGCTACGGCATTGCCCGACGCTCAACTGGTGCCGATCGTGTGGACCAGTGGTGGTGCTGTGTCCAGGCTTCGCGGCGTGTGCATGGAGCCTCGCATAGGTCTGTCGAGTTGCAGCGTCGGCGCGCAAATGCTTGGGTATCCAGGGCCTCTGATGTCCCGAACGGCACACACGCCGATCGATCTCGGCGATGGGTTCGTCTATGTGATCGCTCCCAGGTATTCCGGCTACGGCACGCTGTTCCTGGTGACGGATAACCCGGAGTTCTGGTGATGACCTCTATTGCAGCGCCGTATGTGAGAGCGGTGCCGGCCTATACGGTGCCGCCGAAAATCGTGGTGCAATTCCGAATGCTCAGGGATGGTGAGGTGACGCCTGGGCGCAAGGTAGTTCGCGTGTACCGGGATTGGGATAGTCACACGTGGTCCAGAAGCTGGATCTGTCATTCGAGGCCGAGCTGGGCGAGTTCTCGCGGGCGTTGACGCTTGATCTCGCGACCTTGCTTGGCCAAGGGAGCTGGCTTGTCGCTGGGCTGGATCTGGCACCGCCCAAACGGACGCGAGCGGCTTACCTCTCGTTGTCGGAGTCTGGTGTTTACACCTTCAACATCACCTCGGGCGAGGGCGGTGGCCAGCAGGGCGACCCCGGCCGTGTAGCGGGGCTCGTCCGTGTCGAGCGGTTGCCGGCGGATCGCGAGATCGTGCTGGTCGAGCGGCCTGCGGATGGTGTGTGGCGCCTGGCGGGCTACGGCCCCACGCCTGGAGGCAGTGGCAACATCGACGTGCGGGTAGTTGGCGGCGATGTTTACGCCATGGCGGTGGATGACTATGGCGTGCGCTTCGTCGCTGACCTGGCTGTGCAGGTGGGTCAGCGCATCCGCCCGACGCAGTACAGCGGCTGGGTGTATGAGATCACCCAGGCTGGCCAGCTCCCGTCCGTTGAGCCTGCATGGTGGGCGGCGGTTGGGGAGAACCCATCCCAGCCCCTCGGCACTGCGCGTGCTGTGGCTCGCCGCTACTTTCAGCCGATTGCACTGGGGCCGGGGCCGGTCGAGGTAGTCTGATGATCAGCGTTTCAATCAGTGGAGGCTGGGGCCGTGCGGCCTCGGCCGACCGCGCTGCGTCTGCAATTCCCTGGGATGCCCTGCGTCAGGTCGACCGCCGCGCCGCTGCTCGTTGGCGTATCGCGGGCGTGGCGGATCGCCGTGCAACAGCTGCGCCTTGGGCGCGGGTGCCTGCGCGTGACCTGCAGCGGGTGAGTCGCTGGGGCGTTGCGGGCGTGCTCGATGCACCGGCCAGCGCGCAGCCTTGGGGCTGGGTGCCAGCCAAGGATCTGTCGGCGGTCGGGGGTTGGGATCGAACCATACAGCCGCGTGACCTGCGTCTGCGGCTGATCTACAACCCGAAGCCGGCCCGCAAGGATGTGGCCATCGCGGCAGGTCATCGCCGAGTCAACGAGTTCGGCCCGCGCTTTAATGCCGAGACGGCCCTGCAGGACAGTCTCTACGTGCCTGGCCCCAACTGGCTAGTGTTCGAGTTCGGCGGCCGGCCGTACTTCCCCAGCACGTCGCCCAGCGTCTTCTTCGACTTCCGCTACGTGCCGGCCACGCCTGCGATTCAACCGACCGACATGCGGCCGGCGAAGGTGCGCTGGCAATCGGCGCGACGCTTGAGCCTTAGCAGCACGCTGCCCTGGGGCAGGGCGCGGCAGGTCGATGGCGCGCTGACCGATATGCCCTATGTCGATTACCCCGGACCGTGATGACC